GTCGCGCCACGCAGCGGAAGCCGAAATGGAAAAAGACGCTGTTGAAACAGAGCTAGGGTTAGGGGCGGAAGAGGTAAAAACCGGCTTACAGATACAGGCGAACGCGGCGCAAGCGGCTAACAAGATCAGAGAAACCGAAGCCAAGCCAAAAGGGGGTAGCGAAAATGCCGATGAATAAGCGCGGACAGCGTGTAAACACCCATAAAACACGTCGTGACGATATCAGCGACGCATGGGATAAATCCACAAAAAAGAAGAAGACGATCGCTAGCAATAAAGGCGGCGCAGCAATCGGCGGGGGTGCGTGATGGCGGGTTGGATTCAAGACAGCGAAACCGGCGAAATGGTGCCCCGTGAAAAATGGATAGAACATAAATACGGTGGCGAGAGAGCACCGGCAGTTCATGGTGATATAGAGGCGTTTCGTTCGCCTATTGATGGTTCAATCATCGACGACAGGGGGAAATTGCGCGCACATAACAAAAAGCACGGCGTGACAAATTGCGCCGATTATAGTCAGGACTGGTTCGATAAAAAAGCGTCTGAGCGTGAGTCAGTAATGCGCGGAGATAGCATAAAAGCAAAGCGCGAAAGGCAGGAAACAATCAAAGACGCCATACAAAGGCACGGGGGATAGCATGGATGAATTAAGAGAAGCATTTGACGCCGCTTGGGATCAAAGCGAAAAAGAAGCCACCGAAGAACGGGAGGTAGAAAGTAATGTCGAAGGACAGCGAGAAGATGAACAATTGGAGCTTGACGCCGGAGGAGGTGAGACAGGAACAGATCAACCGGCAGCGGCGGAAGAGACAGGCCAGCAACAGGAAGAAAGCACACCGAGCGAAGATAAAGCGCCGGTAATTGCTGAAAAGTCGAAAGCACCGGCCAGTTGGTCGCCTCAGAATCGGGAAGCGTGGGGTAAAATACCTAGCGCAGCACAAGCCCAAATCACCAAGCGCGAACAGCAGGTTAATCAAGTTTTGCAGGACAGTGCAACGGCGCGCAAGGGCATGGATCAGTTGAACCAAGTGCTTGCGCCGCATAGAGAAGGTTTGATTGCAGCCGGTGTTCCTGATCCATTTCAAATGATTGGTTCTCTGCTAGCTACCGAGTCTACGATGAGGATTGGCAGCCAACAGCAGAAAGCCGAGGCCGCCGCGTCGCTGATTAAACAGTATGGTATCGATATACGCACCTTAGATAGCGTTTTAACGGGTCAGCAGCCGCAGCAGAACCCTAATAGCGATCTTGAGGCTATTATTGAACAGCGCATGGCCCCCGTTAATCAGTTTTTGCAGCAACAGCAATTTGCACAGCAGCAATCGCAACTGCACAACGAGCAAAATGCCGCGCACTCGGTGACAGAATTTAGCAATTCAGCAGAATTTATTAACGATGTACGCATGGACATGGCGGATTTGTTGGATATGGCAGCGCAGCGCGGGCAAGAGCTATCGCTAGAAGATGCTTATAAAAAAGCCTGTGCAATCCATCCCGAGGTATCAAAAGTCTTAGCAGAGCGCGACAACCAAGCACGGATTATGGGGACACAAAACGACGTTGCCGCTAAACGTGCCGCCGCCTCTGCTTCTATTACTGGTAGACCGGCAGGGCAGGCAGCGGGTAATGCCGGTATGTCTTTGCGCGACTCGATAGCCGACGCATGGGATAGCCAGCAAGGGTAGTTGACATAGCGTTTAAACGTGATAAGTGTGGTTGCTAGAAGCCCAGCGAAAGCAGTTTCTAGTACACCACATAACCAATATCCCAGCTTTTATGCAGATATTGAGGAGCACCTAAAAAACGGCCCAGCGAAAGCAGTTGTTTGAAGGGAAAAAACCTTAATTTTAATTCTGTATAAAGGATATTTATATGTCATTCGCTAACGCAAATATTAGTGATATCGTCGCAACAACTATCGAATCTCGTTCTAAGAAAGTTGCCGATAACGTCACTAACAATAACGCACTTCTCGATAAGCTATCAAAAAAAGGGAAAATTCGCCCTTTCAGCGGTGGTTATCAGATCATGCAAGAACTTTCCTTCGCTGAAAACAGCAACGCTGGGTGGTATTCAGGCTATGACCTGTTGCCTGTAGGTGTTTCAGACGTTATCAGCGCTGCCTCTTATGATATCAAGCAGGCCGCCGTACCTGTTGTCATTTCTGGTCTTGAGCAGCTTCAAAACTCAGGCAAAGAGCAAATGATTGACTTGATGGAAGCTCGACTACAGGTCGCAGAATCCACGCTAGCCAACCTGATCGTCACCGGCCTTTATGGCGACGGCACGGCGGCAGGCGGCAAGGCGATTGACGGTTTAAACGCCGCAGTACCTATTGATCCAACAGCCGCAGCTTATGGCGGTATCGACGGAAGCACGTTCACTTTCTGGCAGAATGCAGTAAGCGATAATGCCGCAGCAGACGTGACCAAAGATACCATTCAGGGTTTGATGAACGGCCTTTGGGCGCAGCTAGTTCGAGGCGCTGATCGTCCAGAGCTGATCATGTGTGACAACGTGTTCTGGACAACTTACATCGAGTCGCTACAAGCCCAGCAGCGTTTCAACGACACGAACTCTGCCGATGCAGGCTTTATGTCAGTGAAATATATGGACGCAGATGTAGTGCTTGATGGTGGTATTTATAACCCTAGCGGTGGCGGTGCTGATGCTGGCACGGCTTATTTCTTGAACTGTGACTATCTCCATTATCGCCCACACAGCGCTCGAAACATGGTGCCTTTATCACCTAACCGTCGCTACGCCACCAACCAAGATGCCGAAAGCCAAATCATCGCGTTTGCTGGCAACTTAACAACTTCTGGCCGTCAATTCCAAGGCCGATTTGACATGAATGGCTAGAGCGAAAGGGGGGCTTAGCCCCCTTTTTTATAGTTTACTTCATTAGATCAGAGGAGTGGAAGCAATGAGCTTACCAAGCTATTTTTTAGACGATTCTGTCGTGGCATTCCGAAAGCTGGAAGTACAAGACAGCAGCCCCAGCGTTGATTTTGCTGGCGGCATGAACGCTGGCGGTTCTAATAGTTGTGGCATAGGTATTAATGAAAACGTGCCCGATTTGGTGGGTACACCGCAGCAATTTACGCTTGATGATCAAAAAGAACAGCCCCGAACGCCGCAAGATAGTCAGGCAATCGGCGGCATTGCTTTGGGCGACGGACTGTCGACAACCAACGTGCCTTTGCAATTCGGTGCAAACTCCGCTGGAGGCACGGGGATTATGATACCGGTTGGAACCTGTACATTGGTCGATTTAGCGGCTGGCTGGTCTGTAGCTTAAGGAGTTTTATTATGGCGGGAATACAGAACCCTAATGCGCCAACATCGTTTTATGATGCTCAATACATAGCCGCTAGATCGACCGAGATACCCAGTGCCAATTGGCAAGATGGTTTAAATCGTGGTGGTTCTTGTTCGAACGGTATCGGCATAAATACCGGTGATTACAATCCAAAAAATCAGGATTGGTGGCGCGCCAATGCACCAGAAGAAGCTATATCTGGTTATATCGGCATTGATTCTGGCCCACAAGGTCTTGTGACAGCCCTTGATATTAATGACGGCCAGTGGAAGCGCGTTGCTTTTGTACAGCCAAATTCTGACACTCCAGACGGGGGCGTTTTAATTAATTATTTAGCAACCGATGTAATTAACCGAACCGGCGAAACCGTGCCAAATGGTCAGTGGGTTTGGGGCATTATGAGCACCTAAAACGGCAAAATGTGCATTTTTCCGATGTTTTGCCGTACAAACTTAAAAAAATAACCGCTAACAGCGGCCAACAATCACCACGGGGATAATTGACGATGCAAACAGCAGACTTTGATCACAACCATTTCACGGGCAGCGGTGCCAGTGAAGCCGACAAATCTTTACTGGTTAAGTTTTTTTTAAAGCCCCGACAGAACAAGGCGGCCACAGCAAAAGAAGGTCGACCAATTTTTAACGATGTTGAATATGTCGATATTAAACTGGCAGGTAATCGTGGAGCAGGTGCTTGTCGACCCGCTACAGACGGCGATAAGCAACGATTCCCTGAGCACTACGCGAAGTTTAAACAGCGCGTGGATACGGAATTGGACGAAGGTACACCGCTGCTAGAGTGGGCACCTTGCTCACGATCACTAGCGGAGGAGCTGGCCTTTTTTCATGTGAAAACCGTCGAACAGCTAGTAAATATGGCCGATACACAAGTATCTAAGTTTATGGGCCTAACTGCACTGAAAGAAAAGGCTCGCCTTTGGCTGGAAAGCGCCGAAAAAGAAAAGCCTATGTGGGAAATGGATCAGCGCATCAAAGAGCTTAGAGTCGAAAATGATGAGTTACGCCAATCAGTACAATCACTGATTCAAGAATTGAAAGGTGATAGTGAAGAGTTGACCACAGCACAGAAGAAGCGAAAAAAAGCACGGGCTATTAAGGCCGCCGAGACTAAATCGGAGTAACTAAATGCCAGCTACCACGTTGACGACAGCAAATAACATTATCAATCGGGTGGCGGCAGAAATAGGCTTGCTGCCCGAGGAAAACGCTTACGCATCAAGCGATCCGGCGTTTATTCAGATGAAATACTTGCTCAACGTGGCCGGTGAGGAATTACTCATGGCTACTGAATGGGAGCTTTTAACCAAAGAGCACTCGTTCGTTACTCAGCAAGGCGACTCTGGCGATTATCCACTGCCCGCTGATTTTTTCTCGATGATCAATCAGACAGGATGGGATCGCACAGAGAATGTGCCGTTAATGGGCGCGTTATCACCGCAGCAGTGGCAATATTTATTAGGCCGCGACTTAGTAAGCCAAACTATTTACGCTTCTTTCCGCTTAAATGAAGGGCTGTTTAAACTTTTTCCCCAGCCACCGCCAACAGGGCTGGATATTCACTATGAGTATGTCACTAAAAACTGGGTTCAAGACGGAACAAACCTCACCAGTTATAAAGATGAGATAACTTCGGGCGCGGATATCCCCTTGTATGACAAAACCCTCATTTCACGTTATTTGAAGGTTAAAATGCTAGAGGCCAAGGGCTTTGATTCTACTAAAGCGCAAGACGATTTCAATCAAGTGTTCTCTTTTTTAACAGGCCGTGATAAGTCACCCCCTACGCTAAATGCGGGCGGTGGCGGCGGTTTCCCTTATCTTGACTCATTCCGCAACCTGCCTGACACCGGCTATGGTGGTGTGTAATGTCATTTGGTGTGCCTACAGCTAAAACATTTATACAAGGCAGCCCGCAAGTGACTGAGGCGGCGCAAATCCCCGCGCCCATTGCAGGCATGGACACGCGAACAATATTGGCGCGATCTAGCCCTTTAAACTGTATTTATGCCTACAATCTCACGCCAAAACAATACGGGCTTAATGTCAGAAAGGGTTATAGAGAGTGGCAAATTGATATTGATAGTGTGGTGGGCACCAGTGTTAACACGATTATACCGGTAGGCGGCACAGACGACGACAGCACCGATGATCGCTTGTTTGCAGTCACGAATGAAGGTATTTGGGACGTAACCGCAGAAGCTCAAACCCCCGTACTATTAATCGATTTCAGCGACCCGCTTAATGGTGGTGATACCGGCCCGAAAGCTGGTTACGGCGTTTACACGCAATACACTACTGATGCCGATGAGCAGATTGTTTACTATGCTGACTCTATTAACGGCTTATTCACTTACGATGTAAATGCTTTTACATGGGCAAGAGCAAGCGGTATCAGTGGCCCCGACATAGACAGAATCAACTTTGTCGCAGCCCACAAAAAGCAATTGTGGTTCATCGAACAAGATGCGTCGAGCGCTTGGTACTTACCACAGGGTTTCATTGCTGGCGACGCGCTAGAG